ACTGTAGAGACACACGATGGATTAGCAGACCAAGGAGTAGGAGTAATACAAACAGAAGTTGCAAGCATCACTGATTTACCTACGAATACATTTGAAGATAATCATGTTAAGATCACAGGTGATCTCGTAGCCGCACAAGATGATTATTATGTGAAGTTCAATAATGCCAGTGGCGTTGCTTTTAATGGAGGAATTACAAGTATTAAGCTACTCACAAAGGGATCAAGTTATAGTGATGCTACCGCTGGCCCACATAACTTAATATTTACAGGAGGAGGTGGATCAGGAGCAGCAGGTACATTTACTTTAGCAAACTACGGTGGCAATTGGCGTGTAGAAACTATCACGCTAACTAACGGTGGATCAGGATATACATCTACACCTACCTTAGATTTTAGTGACGCAGGTACTTCGGTAGAAGACGCTACTGCCCAGGTGACTTTATTTGAGTACAATCAAGGTTCATGGGTAGAGACGATTGCACCAGACACACCTACGGCACTTACGGCAACAGACATGCCTTACAAGCTACTGCCGCAACCAGCAGGGCAAATCAAAGACCTGACAATCGCAGCAGGTGGCACAGGTTACTCTGATGGGAATCTAACTTTTACAGGGGGCAGTCCTACAGTTGCAGCTACAGGTACATACACACAAACCGCAGGCGTGGTTACCAGTGTGACTATCACAAGCTACGGTAGTGGATACACTTCTGCACCAACAATAGGCTTTAGTGCTGGTGGTAGTGGTGCATCAGTCACAGCAACGATCACGGATGGCAGTGAATACTACATCGACACCAACACATGGGGAACACGCCTTGTTGGTGATACGGAAACCAACCCAGCACCAAGTTTTGTAAGCACGGCAACTGAAACAAGGACTATCGAGAATATCTTCTTCTGGAAGAACAGGCTTGGATTCCTTAGTGGTCAGAATATTATCTTCTCGGAAGCGGATGAATACTACAACTTCTTCCGCACCACTGTCTTGCAGCTACTAGACTCCGCACCGATTGATGTGGGTATCTCCCATACAAAAGTCAGTAACCTCAAGCACGTTTCCACCTTCCAAGAGAAGTTGATTGTGTTCAGTGATGAGACGCAGTTCGTTATCAAGGGCAATGAACTACTGACACCCAAGACCATCAATGTAACTCCGACTACGGAATACACGGCACTTGCTGGAGTTGAGCCATTGACCCAGGGTAACTTTATTTACTTCCCATTCCCCCGTAACAGCTTTAACGGAGTCAATGAGTACGCCATTGATCTGAATACTGACACATTCAGGGGTGAGGAGATCACAGGACAAGTGCCTAAGTATATCCCAGCCGACATTAAGCAGTTAGTTGGATCACCAACCGAGGACATCATAGTAGCCACCACAAGCAACAGTAGCGGCACGACTGACCTCTACGTATATAAATACTTCTGGCGTGGCAATGAGAGGGTGCAGAGTGCATGGAGTAGGTTCACATTCCAAGATGATATTGTGAATGCGTTCTTCATTGAAAGCGATCTGTACTTGGTAACGGAAGATGGTATAAATACGCACCTTGAGAAAATGTCTTTGGAGAGTGGGCTTGTAGACACTGGAGAATCTTACGCAATTCACTTAGATAAAAGACGTGCAGTGTCGGGCCTCTCTCCATCTTACGATTCTGGTACTGACAAGACCACGATTGTTGCAGGGTATCCGATTGCCAATGCAGAGGTGTGGTCACAAGGCGGAACCAAGGCAACCAAGGACTCCAGTAGTTCAGGAAACACCATCGTCGTAAATGGCGACTATAGTGAAAACGCATACGTAGGAATACCCTACACATCCTCAGTTACTCTTACCCGTCCAACCGTAAAGCAATCAGCAGACGGCAACGGTAGATCTGTATCAGGATACTCTCACCAGATTGTACGTAATGGCTCAATCGAATACGCCAACACTGGACACTTTAAAGTAAGCGTTGCTACCAAATTCCGCAGCAGTTACGAACACATTTTTAACGCAAACATACTCGGAGCAGATACACTTCTAGGGCAACTCGTATTGCAGGATGGTACATTCCAGTTTCCAGTATATGCAAACGTGAACGACATTACCGTGACTATCACTAGCGAATCAGCTTTACCTGTGCAGCTACTTGCTACAGAGTTTGAAAGTACAGTCGCCTCAAGAAGCAGGAGGATTGCAACATGATCGTCGCCGAATACCCGAATTGCAGTATCAGTTTAATGGAAGAGTCGGACATCACCGAGTTGGCGGAGAACCTACGCAACCAGGATGTCATTGAGATTTCAGGACTGGGAGCCACAAATGAATTTGCATGTCAGCAGTCTTACCACAACTCACACAAGAAGTTTACAGTACGCTTGAATAACAACAAGCTTGTCGCTTGCTTTGGTGTTGGCTCAGTAACCGACGACATTGGTATGATCTGGATGCTCGGCACGAAGTACATGAAGGACATCAAGCAAGTATTGCTGAAGCACAGTAGAGATTGGGTGACACATTTGATGATGGGGTATGACTTTGTTTACAATGTGGTACACTTAGCCAACACTGTGAGCATTCGTTGGCTCAAGTGGCTTGGTGCAAAGTTCTTAGACAATCCAGCACCAGAAGGGTATCAATACTTTAGAATAGGAGGGGATGCGTAATGTGCTGGATGGTAGCGATCCAAGTAGCTGCAACAGCAGCAAGCATTATCGGCCAGAAAAAGCAAGCTAGTCAGCAACGCAAGTTCCAAGCCGCAGCCACAGAAGCAGAGCAAGTACGCTTGCAACAGCAACTCCAAGCCATGCGTGTAAAGCAGGATCAGGAAATGCAAGCAAAGCAGAGTGAACTCTTTGCAATACAGCAACGTGCTAAAGCAAGTGTAGCTAGGGCAAAAGTAGCATCTGGAGAAGCAGCAGTGTCAGGAAGTAGCGTGGATTTGCTGCTTGATGACTATTACAGACAGATGGGTAATTACCAGTATGCACTCACGAGGGAGCAAGGCTTCCAAGATGTAGCCTATGGATTCCAAACCCAAAGTGCAGTATTAGGCAGTAAGCAAGCAACAATAGGGATCAATAAGCCTGTTTATGAGCCAAGCTTCGTGGAGGCTGCTACGGCTATTGCAGCATCAGGCGCACAAGGGTACAGTGATTACGCAAAAATGAACCAAGCAATGTCAGGCTAATGGCACGAGAACAAACAGAAGATTTACCAACAAGAGGCTTGCGTCCAGCGGATGTTGCAGGAGGTCAGTACAGGGTTGCCGTACAGCAAGCACCTGAGAGCGGTTACACCAAGCTTGCCCGATCATTGAGCAATGTCAGTGCAGGACTGCAAGCATACGCACAAGCAGGACAGACTATGTTTGAGATGTATGAGCAGGAGTTGCAAGGCATGACCCTAGAGCAGACTAGGGCAGAGCAAGCAAAGATGCAGAAACGCCTTGATGGTGCGGAACGTAAAGGGATACTTCCATTTCTTGGTAATCCCCTAAATTGGGAACGCAATCAAAAGGCTTTAGCAAGAAGGTATGCTGCTTTACTACACAATCAGACAACCTCAAGTGAAGGTAGGTTTCAAAACGGAAAGAAAGCCAATGACTGGAGTTTGTCTGTTGGGGAGATACTGGATCAGGAAAAAAATAGGTTTCTGAGGGATAACCCAGAACTTACACAAAACTCTCTTATGCTCCAAGTGTTTGAGGGGGAGTGGCAGCAACGTAGTAACATGATGCATCAGCGTTTCAGCGATCAGAAGCGTAAAGAAATGCTGGCAGAAACCACAAGGGAAACAGCACACTCCATCATTGATAGCTTCACTGTCGGGATGGATGCCATTGATGCAGATAACCAATTAACTGGCATAGAAAAGGATCAAGCTAAAATTGGTATTAAACAGGCAATCGTTGAGAAGTGGGGTGATTTGAATGCACTATCACCAATCAATCAACTGGCAGTAATTCGTAACATTTCAAAGATGTTGGCAGACACAGATCCGCAGGAAGCTTACGACTTTTTGGAGTTTGCCAAAGAAAACTTAAAGGTGGGAGCAAATCTTCTTGGTGAAGAGACGGCAACCATACGGGATATTACAAACCTGATTAAAGAGGCAGAGGAAGAAAGCACCAATATGGAGTTGAAGGATTTGCAGGAGTCGCACAAAATTTCAGAACTTAAAGGCACAAATGATTTAAGTACTTACGAAATCCTTGAGGCAAAGATTATCGCTGGTGAAGCGGCAAAATGGAATGACAAAGAGTACACAACCAAGCAAGAGTTGAAGTCAGACTTCCTAGAATATGCACGAAATTTAGAGGATAAATCAAGGGGTGCTTTTATCATTAAGGAGATCAATGAGCGGGTAGATCGCAATCCTAATAGTGTGGTAGCTTCACAAGTGCAACAGCTTTCTGATAAGCAGATCAATTACGTAAGGCTGTACTCTGATTCATTTAGTAAACTGCTTGGGGAGTTGGATATTACAGAAAAGATTCGCTTCCCTGTTGGTAGCAGAGAGTCCCTTGATTTGCAAGGTGAGTTTTTGCGTGAGATGAATAGCATTGTGCAGACAGTGTCTCAGGACTTGGCAGCAGGAGTAAACCGTGATGGGCAATTTGGAACACCAGAAGAAGCTGCAAATGTATTCGGACAAGACATTGATGGCAAAGCTACTATATTAAATGGTGTGTTGAAAACACGGTTCGATCAGTTATTTAATCAATACGAGCAGCGAGCCACCAAGCTACAGGATCAATTCATTAAAGCAGAAGAAGATAGGCAAGCTGATACTATTGCAGCAACCAACTTAGAAGCGATTGACCTTCGCAAATATGAGGGAGAGAAAGGCGGCAAGGAGTTAGCTACAGCCATGATCTCTAACTTAAAGGTATCTGCATTAGGTGATGAGAAGCAAAGGCAGCAAGCCAAGGATTTCTTTTGGGATAAATATGACAATGATACTGCTCTTGCTATTATAAATGGCACACAAAAATGGAAAGTGCTGCCACGAGAAAGGAAAATCTATGACGAAGCTGGAGGTACGATTACTATAGATATTCCTGGCGTAGAGTACACAGAAGAAGATCGTGAGGCATGGGAGGATGTTTACATCAAAGTGCAGTCTCTATCAGGTGTACTTACATCGCTGGATAAAATGAAGCAAGATCCAGAGAATCCAAACATTTATATACACACAAAGGAAACCATAGACCCTAATCAAGGTAGGTTCTCATACACTACTTATCCAGTGGATACCAGAGAGATCAATTCAAGATACCATAGAATACTCACAAGGGATGAAATAAATGCCAATGACCCGACTGACCCTGTAGTAATCGAGAAGGCAAAACGTGTAGGTAAAGATGGCATCACTCCAAGAGAGTTGCTTGATAATCAGCGTGAATGGTATAAACAGTACTCAGAATTTATTGAACGCTTAGGAATCGAATAATGGCTCAAGATCAAATAGAACAACAGGACGACCCAAACTTGTTTTTGGATCTCATTGGAGCACCTATGCGTGGCATAGAGCAAGGGGTCCGAGGTGCTTATGGTCTTGGAGATTTTCTTGTTGGTGACATTCTTCCTGATTGGGATAGGAACTTTATGACCGAGGGTGTGCTTGGTGTATTTGGTGTAGATGAAAGCTATGCAGCACAAAGCCAAACATTTGCAGGAGGTATTGTAGAGGGGGCATCACAATTCCTAACAGGCTTCATTCCCTTCTTTAGTATCGCAGGCAAGGTAGGTGCGGCAGCAAAAGCAGGATCACTCACACAAAAGGTAGCACAAAACCAACTGGCACGAAGTACGGTTGCTGGTATAGCAGCAGACTTTACAGCATTTTCAGAACAGGAGCAGAGGCTTTCCAATTTCATTCAGCAATATCCTGATCTTCAGAATCCCATCACTGAGTTTCTAGCCACTAAGGAAGATGACACAGTACTGGAGGGTAGACTAAAGAATGCTCTTGAGGGTCTGGGGCTTGGTTTACTGACTGATGTTGCCATGCGTGGTATTAAGTCCATGAAGCGGGGGATAGTTGCCAAAGGTGAAGGTAAGGGTGCTGACGAGGTGGCAACTGCCATGCGTAATGAATTTGATGGGGATACTGAAACCTTTATCAATCAGATTTACGAAGGCAAAAAGGAACAACCTCCAGTCGAAGTCAAAACCATCGAAGAGGAGTTGAATGATGTTATTGCACAAGCCAATGGTGCAGAACCCAAAGCACTCCAAGAAACTCCTAAGACGGTAGAGGTAAACTTTACTGACGGGAAAAGCGTAGAGCTTAAAGACAAAAAGAAAGCAGCCAAGGTTAAGCAGGATGCACAGGCTCTTATTGGTAAGATGCTTGATGATGACTATGGAGTGCCAGAAGGTATTGCAGGAGGTGATAAGGTTAAGGACTTTGTGCCTGCTGACATAGGGCTTTATGATTCTGATGAGGAAGCAGTAGCTTTAATTAAGGAACTCAAGATTGAGTTTGATAAGAAGAAAACTGTATCACCAGAGATACGCAGTGAAGAGATACGTAGGATCAATGCTGGTGAGGGCAAAAAGGTCCTAGAGGAGAAACTGGAGCACTTACCCAAGGATACAAGAGATGCTTACCTCCTTGGTACAGCAGATGACGTTGTGCAGGATCTTGGTGAGCACCTAGACTTCATTGATATTTTCCGTACCGTTTATGCAGAAAAGGTAAGAGCATTACAGACTGTCTACAAACAAGGTGGACTAACAATGCTGGAGCGTAAAGGTAATGTTGCGGCATATCTTGATACTATTTGGCAGTACATGTCCAGAGAGCAGCAACTTGCTCGAAGAATGGGGCAAGGATTACGTGACGTGCAAACCTTCCGCATGGGTAAGGTTAGGAAGAATCCTGTACATGAACTACAGGCAGGCGGTAGAGACTTTGCTGAACAGTTCCTTCGTGAGCGTAAACAAAAGTGGATCGACCAGGTTGTTGATATTTTGGAGCGTGGTGGTTCAGAAGAACAGATTATGAAGAAGGTTCTCAATATCGCCAACAACACAAAAGGCGGTAAGCTGGATATGCTTCGTGAGTTCTGGATCAATAACCTATTAGGTGGACTCCCCACACAAATGACAAACATTCTTGGTGGTGGACTTACGAGCTTACTTAGTGGATTTGAGCAGTCTATTGGATCACTAATGACAGGCAGACCAGACTTAGCTAAGGCAGTAATCAAGCATGCAGTAGAGATTGATACATGGATGGATTCATTTCGTTGGGCAGGTGAGTCATTCAAGAAAGATGATGCAGTACTGATACCAAGTAGTAGGCCGATGGAAGTCAGGGGTGACAAAGCTATTACTTCCGATGCTATTGGAATAGACCCAGACTCAGAGTACTATAAAACTTTCAATCAAATAGCAAATGTACTCCGCTTGCCATCAAGAACACTTACCACCGCAGATGAGTTCTTTAAACAACTCAATGCAAGACGAGCGGCAAAGTATAAAGCAACCATTGAGGCGATTGATCAGGGCATCAATGACCCAAAAGGTATTGCTAAGTATGTGCAAGAAAAGCTGGAAAAGGTTATTACCCAAGGTGGAGAACTCTACAGTCAGCACACAGTAGCTAAGCAAGGTTTTATGGCAGCACGTCAGCGAGAGTTGTCGGACGAAGCAACCATCAAATTTGTAAAGAAGTACGTCAAAAAGAACTTCGACGAGAACATCAGTGCATTATCCAAGTATGCAAAGGATGTTGCTGAAGAGGTTACTATGACTAAGGAGTTGGACCCGAAATCAATTAGCGGGACATTTCACAAATTTGTGAGCAGCAACCCTGTCATGTCCTTTATATTTCCATTTATAAGGACTCCAGTAAACATCCTTACCTATGCAGTGGACCGCAGTATATTTGGTGTTATCAATCCAAGAAACATCAGGCCACTTCTTGCAGATTTAAAGAGTGCCAATCCAGCAACAAGAGCAGCGGCAGCAGGCAAGGCAACGACAACAGGAATTGCAATGGCAGCACACTATGCCGCATTCACTGCTTTCTCAGACAGACTTAGTGGTGGTGGACCAAGAGATCCCAAGGCACGTAAGCAGTTGGAAGACTCTGGATGGCAGCCTTACAGCATTCGCATTGGTGATAAATGGATTAGCTATCAACGCCTTGACCCACTTGCCACGGTGATTGGTGTGTATGCTGATATGATTGATTTGCAAAAGGAAAATTGGGAGGCTAATAAAGGAGCACTTGAACGTGTATCCTTGACCCTGCTCATCACCTTGCAACGCAATATTACCAATAAATCATACCTTGCTGGCATGGAGCAATTCACTACCGCAATGTCTGATGAATCGGGACGTGGTATTGAAAGACTATTTGGTAATGTGGCAGTCAATTCCACTATCCCTCTTGCTGGATTTTGGAGAACCACAGGTAAAGGGATTGTTGGCGAGATAATGGATGAGAATGACATGAAAGAGATTCGTAACTTCATGGATCGCTATAGACTTTATAGCCCTACTGGAGCAGGAGCACGGCTGGACCCACAAAGGAACCTACTTGGTGAATCTAAGCAAATTGAAGATAGTTTTGGTGTTCCATTTGCTAATGCAATCAGTCCTATTAAAACACGTACACAGAAGGATGATTTGGTTCTTCAGGAACTTGCTGCACTAGATCATGGATTCACTAATCCATCACCTTCATACCGTGGCTTGATTGATTTGACAGGGTATAAGAATAACAAAGGACAATCCGCACATGACCGAAGGCTTGAGTTAATGGGGACTGTACAAATCGGAGGCAAGACCTTACGGCAGGCATTGGAGAAGTTAATAAAATCCAGAGAATATCAGCAAATGTCCCCTAGTAGCGAACCAGGATTGCCATCTCCTCGGATTCGCATGATTAACAGCATTCTTTCTAGGTATCGTGCAGAAGGATTAAGCCGAGCATTGAAAGAGTATCCAGAACTTAACGACTTCCATCGACAATACAAGGAAGTCCAGCGACAGCAACGGCAGGGTGCAGAACTCGACAATTTAATACAGACACTTAACTTCTAACCATCATGGCAATATTCATAGACTACACAGGCGATAATGTAGAGACTGACTTCCCTTTCAGTTTCCCATACTTACAGGAATCACACGTCATCCTTGACATCGACGGCACACAGTACAACACATCCAGTACAGGCGGAACATATACATTTACCATAGAGTCGGGGCCACTTGTTAGAGTAACACCTGCACCTGCAAATAATGCGGTCATTCGCATATACCGCAACTCAAGAGGATTGAATAATGCTGACCTCGATGCCTTGTATGACTTTACTGACGGTTCTGTTGTTACTGAGGATCAGCTTGATGGGATCTACTTACACAATCTGTACTTAGCACAGGAAAGCACTCAGGAAAAGATCAATAGCATCGGAGCGGCAGCAGGGAGTGTATTGATTTACGATGCCACTAAAACAAACTGGAAGGTGTTGCCACTCAATTTACAGTACGACTCTACGAATGACACGGTAGGTATTGGTGGTGCGGCAGCAACCAACTACAAACACAAACTACATGGCGACCTGCTTGTTGAGCAAACGGGAACCGCTAACGGTGCTGTTGTGACTATTCAAAATACCGATGCCACAAATGATGATGCTGTACTGGTTTTAGCATCACAAGATCCAAAAATACAGCACAATGATACAAACGGATCAACTGATAAGAAACTGTTTTTAACAAAGTACGGAGATGGAACTTTAACTTTCATTGCCCAAAATGATGACGGCGGTGAAAAAACAAACATACCGCTAAGGCTAGTAGAGAATGGCTCAACTATTCTTGGGGGAGAGTCATCTGATGGAGTTGTTGGTAGTTATACACACACAATGTATGGTGATGTTATCATGCAAGATGATAGTGGTGAGGCTACACTTACCGTACAGAATACAAATGCAGGAGCAAATGCAGCAGTATTGAGACTTATTGCTGATACACCTACTGTCATCTGGAACGACGATGGTGGAGCAACAGACCAGAAATTGATGCAAGTTGGATTTGGCTCAGGATCAATGGATTTCGCTTTCTATAATGATGCAAGTTCAGCGTATGCGGTTCCATTACAGTTGACGACTAATGGATCTACGGCTGGAGTCATACTCAATGCACTACCTACGTCAGACCCTGCTGTAGCTGGGCAGTTATGGCGTGATGGCACAGACCTTAAAGTAAGTTTAGGATAATGAGCAATAACCGAAAGAAACTAGAAGAACTCCACACCGTAATCTGTGAAAGTCTCACGGAATCCATTCAACTAATGAAGGGCATGGAACCCAAAGACCGCAATGCAGCACTCTACAATGCAGCAATCGGGTTACTAAAGAACAGTGGAGTGAAGGCAGACGTGGAAGACGACAACAGTGCGGCAAGGGAACTACTGAAGTCACTACCATTCCCGACACAGGAAGAGCGGGAGCAGGACCAGGCATTCGGATAAGTGAACGTAGCACCAGAACTGAAGGACTTTAAGAACTTCCTGTGTCTTATCTGGAGGCATTTGGCGTTACCTGACCCTACGCCAATCCAGTATGAGATTGCAGATTGGTTGCAGCATGGGCCAAAACGTCAACAAACATGGGCATTCCGTGGAGAAGGAAAAAGTTGGATATGCTCTGCTTTCGTGGATTGGTGCTTGCTACTCAATCCCGCAGTCAATGCAATGGTTGTTTCAGCTTCTAAGCAACGGGCAGATGACTTTAGTACGTTTACCCTACGACTCATACATGAAGTTCCAGTATTACAGCACCTCAAACCATCTGCTGACCAGCGGTTTTCCAAGATCGCATTTGAGGTTGGGCCTGCCCCCCCTTCACACTCACCAAGTGTAAAGTCACTAGGTATCAACTCACAGATCGCAGGAGGTCGAGCAGATATTATTATTGCTGACGACATCGAAGTGCCAAATAACTCTATGACTCAGGGTATGCGTGATGCACTTGACGTAAAGGTTAGGGAGTTTGATGCGGTAATCAAGTCAGCAAAGGTCAATCCCAAGATTATCTACTTAGGCACACCGCAATGCGAGGACACTATTTACAAAAAGCTTGAAAAAAGAGGGTACGTGCCGAGAATTTGGCCAGCAATATACCCAACAGAACAGTATGCGGCTAAGTATTACGGAGACAGACTGTCACCACATATTGCCAAAAACTCAACGCCTGAAAACATAGGGCATTCTACTGAGCCTGACCGATTCTCAGACGCAGACCTTGCGGAACGTAAACTCAGCTATGGCAATAGCCATTTTGAATTACAGTATCTACTCAACCCAAGTTTGAGTGATGCAGATAGATACCCACTCAAAATCAATGACCTGATCGTTACCAACATTGATAGCGAGCTTGCACCGCAGAAGTTGATCTACGCACAAACACCAGACAATGAGTATCGTGATTTGCCGTGTGTTGGCTTCAATGGTGATAGATTCTACCGACCAGAGAGCAGAGTCGGTGATATGATACCGTACACAGGCTCAGTTTTTGCGATTGACCCATCAGGAAGAGGTCGGGACGAAACTGGCTATGCGGTATGCAAGATGCTCAACGGATTCATATACACACCTGAATGTGGAGGCATTAAAGGAGGTTACGAAAAGCCAACACTGATCGAGCTTGCTAACATTGCCAAACGCAACCAGGTAAACAAAGTTATCATTGAAGCTAACATGGGTGACGGTATGTTTACGGAACTACTAAAACCTATCCTCAATAGTATTTACCCATGTGGCATTGAGGAAGTGCGGCACACAAGGGCAAGCGGAAGTAAAGAGCAAAGAGTCATCGACACACTGGAACCTGTCCTTGCACAACACAAGCTTGTGATAGATCCGCAAGTAATTAAGCACGACTACAACACTATCCAAGCTTATCCTGTAGAGCAGAAAGCCTCTTACTCATTATTCTACCAACTCTCACGAATCACAAAGGACAGAGGCTCACTTGTGCATGATGACCGATTGGAGGCATTGGCAATGGGAGTGAACTACTGGGTACAAGCAATGGCTCAAGATCCTGAGAAGAAAATGCAAGCACACAAGAAAAAGCTACTTGACAAGGAGTTAAAAGATTTCATACGAATGGCCCAAGGACGCAAAAAAGGACAAAGGAAAGCGTCTTGGATAACCATCTAACAGAAGGAGAAACTATGGGAATGTTTGATACAATTTTAGTTCCGTGTCCTACGTGCGGCGAACGCTCTCAGTTCCAAACGAAAAGCGGTGACTGCCTATTGGATTGCTGGAATCTTGAAGATGCTCCAGAAGATGCAATGCTGGATGTAAACCGCCACGCACCAAATGAGTGTGAGAAATGTTGCACAAGTTTTGAAGTCAGGTCTGGGAAGTCTGTTTCTGTTAAAAAGCAATGAAACAAGCCGAGCAATTTGACCTAGGATGTGACGAAATCCTGCCACCCTACTACGATAGCAGCGGCAATAAGTACCCGTCATTTGAGAAACTGGTTGATGCTTGCTGCCACTACTTCTATTCACGGACAGGCAAGGATGGATTACCACGCTTGAGACGGGATGGCAGAGGCAACACTGTTTCCTACAGACCCAAAGAAGAGGATGAGGAGTAGACTTTAGGCACTAACGCCTATGCTGGTTATATGTATCGGGTCGTCGTCGCAGAGGAGTAAGCAACCCTGCGGCGGCGGCTCATTAACAGAAGAAGAAATTATGAGCTACATAATTACAGCAAAGGTTCCGCTTAGTACGGAACAAAACCAGTGTGGTGATATAAACTTAGTTGATGCTAGAATCCTTTCCCACCGCCCTGACATCTCCGTCACCTTCGACGTACCTGGTAAGTTCGGCGAACAAGAACAGCGAACCCGTGCATTGTGCAACACTCTCATTGATGCGGGGTTTATTGAGTTCGAGATCGGACACTCTTACTAAATAATATGAAACACTTACTATCTAAAAAAATCGAAGTCTACGACTGGCATTTACATGTCGTGATGCTGGACCTGGATTCCGACATCGAAGAGGTGAAGGATTTCGTTAGAGACAACCTGAAGCTTCGCAAGGAAGAACTGATCCCCATTGAGGATGTGGAGGGGATGGTTGATGGTGGTTCCCACTATTACAACACGAATGAGAAGGCGAGTGTCATCCTCCTGTACCCCATGACCAGCAATAAGTATTTGTACAACGTTCTAGGGCATGAGATGCAGCATGTTGTGGATCGCATTATGGATTACTGTGGCATTGATGATATTGAAGCGAGAGCGTATCTTGCAGGGTATCTTGCAGAAGTGGTCTGGCCTAAGTTTTTCAAGCGTGCCGTCCTGATCGAACACTCTAGATCCTAACTAAACATGTACTCCGAACCCTTAACCTGACTAAAATCCAGTGAACCAAACGGAACATCTATCTTGCAATCAAGTGCCGACTCCATCTCTGCAAGCCAATCAGTGTCGTGATATGTCTCGTGGACTTGCAGGCGTATCGCATGATTTAATTCCTCACCGTCACCCGCACGACACATGTAGCAATCATGTACGGTCATTACAGGTACATTACATTGACTCACCACGTTATGCACCAGTGCTGCATCATGGCAATGTACAAAGTTAGGAGCAATAGCCCGCCTCTGCTTACCCATATCAATCTTGCCGTTACTCCTATACTGACTCGTCTGTATTGTCCTGCCATTAAACACGGTGCTGACCCGTGTGTTACGCATACCACATAGCCCCTGCATCACGGTAAAGCCACTCGGACTCTTCCACTTTAGCGGCTTATCATTCACTGCATCTCTTAACGCCTGCTGCAATAGGTACACATTCCTGTAAGTCGACTCAATGCACTCTAAGATGACGTTACGCAACTCCTGGCATGCAGCAAATAACTCAGTCGGGAATACATCCTGCCCCCTGTCACTACGCAGGAACTCATCATAATGCAGCATCAGGTTATTAACGTGGCTCCTGTGTGTAACGCCATTGGGAATGCCCATTATGATATGCTTCATCACGCTACGATCCAACCCTACCTTGAGCCAACCGTCAGCATACTTTAGATCCCTGCGTGTATATAGTTGCTCCTTGGTCAACTCCATTGCGTAGGTGTACACATCTTCTGGGTAGTCATTGCTCATCACATTGGTCAACTTCGCCAAGTGCTTATCTCTCAATATCAGGCTCATCATTTGTGACCCGTTACAACTACCATCCATACTGATAGGCAGTTTGGAGACGTAATCCTCTCCCTGCTCCAACACTCCAGCCCAATCCAAACAGAAAGCAAGGAACAACCAAGGCTTATCTGCGTCCTGCCACCAGTTGCAATCTTCAGGACTGTAAATGGTATTGCGTATGCCAGTCTCATTGTCCTGCACCCATTGCACACGCTCAGCCTTACTTCCCTTCACGCCCCACATGTTCGCACCATGAATAGCAAGCCACTCCTTCCCTTTAGCACCGATCCGCTTGCCTTCCCTAAACCAATACAGTGCCTTGATGTACTCAACACTTTGCGGCCCCATAGGATACGTGTAAATGCGTCCACGATAGTCCATGTGCATTGGAAAGAACACATCATGCCCCTTTAGTCTTGTCGCCTCTCCTATACCCCGTAACGCCTTCACCTTATGATACAGGATGTCGTCATTCTTCTCATGGATAATCCTACGTTGCCGTTTCCACTCCAAACGCTCCTCGGTAGACAGGTTCACCCAATCGTGATTGTACGGTAACTCGTAAGGTGAGTTCCTTGGCAGCTTGCCAATCTCACGATCACTCTGGAATCCCCACCGTACCACATCCAGCACATCCTCATTCACTTCCCACGCCGTACTCTGCATGTGATTGATAGCCTGCACTGCTGCATCACCCACTTGGCAGAACTGTATATTCTTCATTCCAGTTTGGCGACGTAACAATCTGCATTCCTTCACATGGTACGCACCTCCAGTCATCGCCTGCCACTGAGGCGGCTCCTCCACTACAGGCATCAACACAGGGTGCAGCATAGCCTCATGTTCATTGAACCTACGTATCCAATCCAGTAGCTCAGGCGTAGCTTCCACAAGATAAGTGATATACTGCCTTTTGTAGTTGCCGCCGTTTTGTTCAAACTTTCTGACAAATCCTGTTTGGCGACGTAACAATTCAAAGACCCAGCCTCCAAACTGCACTTTTTCGGTCATGCTCCATGCTTTCAACCCCAGGGCTTTGTCACCTCCTGCCTCTCGGATGAGTCGTTTCATGTGAAGCTGAAAACCGCTTTTTTTTACCCGTTGTACTTTGCTTTGTATAGCTTGCCATAAGCTTTTGTGCTTACGTTTGAGATAGGTCGCCCGCCACTCAAATTCGAGTTCTTCCCCTATGTCGTGAATGAGACTCGAATACTTCTTTACTTGTGTTACTCCATTTAAGACGCTTTCCAAAGCTTTTAAGGCTATTACAGGAGCAGACAAAACTTCCCTTGTGTATTTATACCAGACTGGCTTGAAACGTCCTGATTTGTAGCTTAAAAGCTCTCTCTCAATTTCCTCGGCAAGTTTTCCCAATTGTAAACAAGAAAGCCTGACCCCATAAGAGGTCAGGCTTTCCAGATTTGCTTTAGCTAGTTTGTTGTTACGTCTGGATTGTTTCGCCTTTCCAGCTAATTGCATTTCCTGGTTGAGTTCCCTTTGCATGATGCATCAGATAACAACACCAAAGCGTGAAGATGACAATGCCTATTCTCATTACTTCAAATCCTTCCAAGCTATTGCAACCAGCCAAAAGCCGATTACTGTGATGTAGGCTACAAATGCAGCGTTTAGTAGTATATCAATCATATCATTTCCCTTTCTTTTATTTGAGAATTACCAAAGGGATATCTACGACCTCATCGCCTAAGTTAGTCAGATCATTTCCGCCATACTGGAAATAGGGTTCTGAGGGATCACCCCAGATATACTGACAACCATCAGGAAGATTTTTTGCAATATCATCACCTAGTTGGTTAATTGCTTCTATCTCCCAGTCCTCTAGTCCAGATAGATCGCCGTTAAAAATTGCACACACGCTCCATGAAGGAAGTGTGTATTCATATTCTGCTATTGTTTCCATATTATTTATTTCAGTTATTTAGTTGCCGCTTTCACAGCTTTTGCTTTTTTCGATCCGTGCGGATTGATCCATATATCCTTAGCGTTTTTTCCCCCTTCACAAAGCAAACAGTCTTTGCACTCTATGCCATGACTATCGGCAACGCACTCCAATAATCCATTAGGCTTGATAGGACTCGCATGGAAAACCCTAAGACCCCATTTTTTGGCAAGTAGCAAAGAATCAGTAGTTTCAGTGCTGGCCATAAAGAATCGGTTCCACTTCCTTGCTTTTGCTTTGCCTAACTCTTTCCAGTTGTGAAAATAACCAGTGAAGCCATCACAAATGGAAGCGATCCGTTGAACAATTCTTAATGGTATCAATGTCGGATTGCCATAGGAGCCAAATCTGACTTTTCTGCCAGCAAACATGGCAGGATAATCTTTTACCCTTAAATAGGGAACGTTACCCCTATGATACGCTTTCCAGATTGATAATGGAGATTGACCGACATTTACGTAACAGCCCTCCCCACTAGCAAATGGGCAACCCTGGCAAATGGTCTGAGCGTCCAGCCCAGACAGCACACCAGCGACTGGATCCGTATCCTCCAAAAGAATGCAAATTTGGATCATATCTCCAGTCTTTGCATTGTCGCTCTTCATTGTGGCAATGATCAAATAGCTTTCGCCATCGATCATTCCCTTGTGTAATAAGTAGGAATTTGCTTTTTTCATCTTACTGCATTCCTTCCCATTGCAATGCGATTTGCTAGGATAGACTGAGCAAGGTCTACCAAATTGTAACTCTGACAAACAATCCCGCCCCCGTACCACTTTGCCCGATACCGTTTGCCACCAAACTTTGAAGCAATGCGACAGGCCTCATCGTAATCCGTCGACAGTTCCAAAAAATGGAAAACATACCTAGGGTTACCATTTACGTCATTTTTTATGCGGACAAAGTCCACTCCGTTTTTAGTTACTGGTTCTTTCATATTTCTAGAGGGTTTTAAGAATTAACAATAATACTCCAGTAAGTAGTCTTCAGCTTCCTGGAA